CGGAAGGCTAAGCCGCAGCCATTGCGTCCGAAGCAAACCGTTGTCAAGGCGATGCGGAGGATGTCCATGGAACCACGATCTATCGTACTCCGCCATCCGCCCGTCGCCGAATGCACCAAGGCGTATGCGACTGCCATCGTCGCACCATGGCATTCACGCGCTCAAGGAGCATGCGTCCCCAAATGGCCATCACCCCCGTCCCAGACTGTCGCCTTGTTCACTCGAATGGCCTTGTCGGCTCACACCACGGGAGACACCACGTTGTTGTACATACTTCCATCGTTGGCCAATGACAGCCCCTCCATAGTGTACACCACGTCGACGAACGGGCAAACGTTGTCCTCGTTGTCGTCTACACCCCTTTCGAACGACACTCTAAATTTGCCCGGTTCATGGGCAGGACAGAATTTAAGTGGTCCATACAAGTCCAGTGATTTGACTGGTGCCTCCAACGTCGCTGTTGGAGGTGTCGGGCAGTACAACCCTTCCGCCGTTGTTATACCAAACGTCCAGGGACGTCTTGTCGCAGTTGGAGTTTCAATTACATGCACGTCGCCCATATCCGACGTTGGAGGGACGTATTACATGTATGGGGACCCGTTGCACGCCAACGTTGCCACGTTAAATCCCAGCGCAATCGCATCCCAGCGGAATGCGCGTGTCGAACGCATTACCACAGGCAAGATTAACATGACATTTTGTGGGATTGCCGAACCGGAGGTCGAATACATGGAGAACACAGTGTATCCCTACAACACTGCACCGCTCACATCGGTACCGGCCCTTAACGTCGTTAGCGCCAAAGCCGCCTATGCCTCATCCACGTTAACCGTAACCCTGGCAGCCACCGCCGCCCACACCGCTGGTGAATTTGTCAGTTGGACTGACGACAACAGCAATTATTTGTGGGCAACAGTAACCACAACCGGGTCAACGTCCACTACATGGGTTGTGACATTCGTTGGAGGTGCCACGAGCACCAACGGGAATATTGCCGGGTTTTCGACAACCGTTGGACCCGTTGCGAACGACAAGAACTTCACATTCGGCGGCACCCCCGCGTTTCCGAAGTGGAACGGCCTTGGAGGCGCTATTGGAGTCATTCTCATTAATGGGAAAACCGGACTAAAATTTGAGGTCGAAATGATTTCCCACGTGGAGTACATTGGACCCAGCACCTCGAGTCTCGTTCATGCACACGGCACCGACCAACGTGGGTTCGAGCGTGTCCAAACTATTGTGCAAGCCGCATCACTTGACTCAAGTATTGCAAGCAGCGACAAAGCGATTTTAGCTGAAGCAGCCAATGATCGTAAGAGCTCTGGTGACTCCTCACTTTGGAGCTCAATCCTCAGCGCCGCCAGCAGCATTGACCCTCGACAGTACGCGGCCACAATCCGTGATGTTGGTTCTGCAGTGTATTCGGTGTCACAAGCATTAAATGAGAATCCCGCCGTCAGGGGTCGTCGCAGA